CTCTCTAATTTGCACAACCAATACCCCACTCCACAATTCCGTAACCAAATTAGCAACACCCCACCCCCTATACAAAAACGCACATAGCCAGCAAAGTTCGTTTTTGCAACACCCCCCGGGTACTTGTCAAATTCAAAACACCCCACCCCCCTATATTTTTCCAGTACGATTTACGTACACGCGGCTAGCGAAACCCCCCCGGTAGGAGTCCCAACCTCCCCCTATTGCTATATAATTATTTTGTTGGTGCTAATTGCGTTCGGTTTAGTAAATTCAGAGATGGCTTTTACCAGCGCCGGGCGATGTTAGTATCAACACCTTACCTTTACCAATGCTCAAATACATGGTATATACCCCGCATGGTTAACATTGAACCAACAGCGGATCATGCCGTTCCTTACAGTCTGGATACCGAGGAAGCCAAAAACTTCCACGAGACCGTAGTCGTTGCTGCCAACACAGCAGAGATGCTCCAAGACCTCGGTGCACCCATCGAGATTGAAAAGGACGATATTGATCGAACGTTAGAATTGTTTAAGGCGTCAAACCGCCACGTAGCTAAACACGCACTAAAGCAGGCTAGTACAGCTTCAGCCGCTGCATTGTTTCTTAAGAGCTATGCCAACCAAGTAGCTACCGACGCAGCAGAAATGCGCTCAGCTATTACGTCAAAGCTGATGGAGATTGCCAACTGTGGCGACCCACGATACGAATTAAAAGCCCTAGAACTCCTAGGCAAACACAGTGACATCGGCCTCTTCACAGAGCGCAGCGAGATTACTATCAACCACAAGACATCTGGCGACTTAGAAGAAGCGATAAAAGAACGAGTAAAGCGCCTTCTCAATGCCTCAGTAGTAGACATAACCCCCATAGCAGACAATCTGGACGACGAGTTAGGCATCATGGACGACGAACCCCGTGCCCTTTTAGATGAGTTAAACGAGGGGGATGATGAGTCAGCCGATACTTACTAACTTTAATCTCAAAGATATACCCAAGATACTGCCCATGCTTACTGAGCCTGAGCGGCGTCAGCTTCTGCTTGAGTTAGAAACGCTACAAGAACTAAAACGCAAGGAAGGGGCACAGGATAAGTTCTTGGACTTCGTCCACGAGGTCTGGCCTACCTTCATTGGGGGTCGGCATCACAGGCGTATGGCTGAAGCATTCGAGAGAGTGGCCCGAGGCGAGTGTAAGAGACTCATAATTAACATGCCGCCACGGCATACCAAGTCAGAATTCGCTAGTTATCTGCTCCCAGCGTGGTTTTTAGGTAAGTATCCGCACAAAAAGGTCATTCAAACGTCCCATACAGCCGAGCTAGCGGTAGGTTTTGGTCGAAAAGTGCGAAATTTGGTCGATTCTGAGCCATATACACGCATATTTCCGGGTGTTTCGCTACAAACTGACAGTAAAGCAGCCGGTCGATGGAACACAAACAAGGGTGGAGACTACTTCGCTATCGGTGTGGGCGGTGCAGTCACAGGTAAGGGCGCGGACATACTCATAATTGACGACCCGCACAGCGAGCAAGAGGCAGCGTTAGCCCAGATCAACCCAGACATCTACGACAAGGTGTACGAGTGGTACACATCCGGCCCAAGGCAGCGTCTACAACCGGGTGGGTCTATCGTGATCGTGATGACAAGGTGGTCATTGCGGGACTTAACAGGACAAGTGGTCAAATCCAGTGCCTCACGGGGCGGTGATGAGTGGGAAGTGATTGAGTTCCCTGCGATTCTCCCGTCTGGAAACCCCCTCTGGCCTGAGTTTTGGTCGATGAACGAGCTTGATGCACTTAGGACAGAACTCCCTAACGGCAAGTGGATGGCTCAGTATCAGCAGCAGCCAACGTCAGATAACTCGGCAATTGTTAAGCGTGAATGGTGGAAAATCTGGCAGGGTGAGAACCCCCCGCCGTGTGACTACATATTGCAGACGTGGGATACGGCGCATGAGAAGGGTACGCGGAATGACTTCTCTGCATGTACAACGTGGGGTGTCTGGTACAACCCAGAGGACAACGACCAGCCTAACTTGATACTGTTAAATGCGTTCAAGGAGCGGTTGGAGTGGATCGAGCTGAAGAAAACTGCGTTCGAACACTATAAAGATTGGCAACCTGATGGGATACTGATCGAAAAAAAGGCGACAGGTGGCCCTCTCATTTATGAGTTCCGGGCAATGGGTATCCCTGTGCAGGAGTATACGCCGGGCAAAGGACAGGATAAGATCAGCAGATTAAATAGCGTCTCCGATTTGATAGCTAGCGGTAAGGTCTGGGTTCCTGAGACTCGCTGGGCTGAAGAGTTGGTAGACGAGATAGCGTCATTCCCAAGCGGTGAGCATGATGACTTGGTTGACGCAACGACATTGGCACTTATGAGGTTTCGTGCAGGTGGGTTCATACGCTTACCAAGCGACGAGCCTGACGAGCCTAGGTTCTTTAAATCGCGCCGTAAGGGTGTGTACTATTAGGGGTAAAACATGGCAATCGAAAAAGGTCTGTACGCAGCGCCGCAAGGCTTAGATGCGATGGAGATGGAGCCTGATCTGGAGATTGAGATTGAAGACCCAGAGTCGGTCACTATAGGTACAGAAGACTTTGAGTTAGAGATACGCAAGGGCGACCCTAATGAGGAAGACTTTGACGCTAACATAGCGGAGTCTATGGATGAGAGCGAGCTACAGTTATTAGCAAGTGATCTGCTTGGTGACTTTGAAGACGACATCTCATCCCGTAAAGATTGGATGCAGACCTACGTCGATGGTCTTGACCTCTTGGGGATGAAGCTTGAAGAAAGAACGGAGCCGTGGGCAGGGGCGTGCGGTGTTACTCATCCACTTCTATCAGAGGCCTTGGTTAAGTTTCAAAGCGAAACGATCATGGAAACCTTTCCCGCTTCGGGGCCTGTCAAGACTAAGATCATTGGTAAAGAAACGACAGAGAAAAAACAAGCGGCGGAACGTGTTCAGGCGGATATGAACTATCGCTTGACGGAACAGATGCCTGAGTATCGTCCAGAGCATGAGCGTATGTTGTGGGGCTTGGGACTGTCAGGTAATGCGTTTAAGAAGGTGTATTACGACCCGGCGCTAGGACGTCAGGTGTCTATCTATGTAACAGCAGAAGATGTTGTAGTGCCTTACGGCACATCGGACTTACGTACAGCAGATCGTGTAACGCATGTAATGCGTAAGACTGAGAACGACATTCGTCGTTTGCAAGTAGATGGCTTCTATCGTGACATAGACTTGGGCGACCCTAACAATACTCTGGATGAAGTAGAGAAGAAGATCGCAGAGAAGATGGGCTTTCGCGCTACTACGGATGACCGCTTCAAACTCCTAGAGATGCAGGTCAACCTCAACTTGCCCGGTTACGAAGATACAGATAAGCATGGTGAAGAGACGGGTATCGCGTTGCCATACATCGTCACTATGGATAAGGCGAGTCAGAAGGTGTTGGCAATACGTCGCAACTGGCAACCCGACGACAAACTAAAACAGAAACGCTCACACTTTGTTCACTACGGTTATATCCCCGGCTTTGGATTCTATTGTTTTGGTCTTATACATCTAATAGGTGCGTATGCTAAATCTGGAACGTCCATTCTGCGCCAACTGGTTGATGCAGGTACCCTCTCCAACCTTCCGGGTGGGCTTAAATCTCGAGGCCTCCGAGTTAAAGGGGACGACACCCCAATTAGTCCGGGCGAATTTAGAGATGTCGATGTCCCGAGCGGAAGTATTAGGGACAATATACTGCCCCTACCCTATAAGGAACCGTCACAAGTTCTAGCAGGGTTGATGAACCAGATCATTGACGAAGGTCGTCGCTTTGCAAGTGCGGCTGACTTAAAAGTTAGTGATATGTCCTCTCAAGCTCCAGTGGGTACAACACTGGCGATCTTAGAGCGTACGTTGAAGATCATGTCTGCTGTTCAAGCACGTATTCATTACTCGATGCACGAAGAGTTACGACTGCTAAAGAACATCATTCGAGACTACACACCAGAAGACTACGACTACGAGCCAGATACAGGTTCGCCAAGCGTTAAGCAATCAGACTACGACCATGTAGATGTCATACCTGTTAGTGATCCGAACGCTGCGACTATGTCGCAAAAGGTTGTGCAGTATCAAGCGGTACTACAACTAGCGCAGTCAGCACCTCAGTTGTACGACATGCCACTACTACATCGCCAGATGTTAGAAGTGCTGGGTATAAAGAATGCACCGAAGCTTGTACCTATGGAAGACGATACACGACCACGTGATCCGATAACAGAAAACATGAACGTGCTTAAGGGTAAACCTGTTAAAGCATTTTTCTACCAAGATCACCAATCGCATATCGCTGTACATAGCATGGCGTTACAAGACCCAAAGATTCAGCAAACCATTGCACAGAATCCTAACGTGCAAACTATGATGGCTGCTATGCAAGCACACATC